GTTGCCAATCAGTGTGGAGTCGTTAAATATGATGTTGCCAGAAGTGGCACTGTAGAAATCATTGTTTGTACCGGCTGCGGTGTAGTACAGCGTCCTGCCACTGGCAATCCAGACACGCCCTGAAAACGAGGCAATACAAGTGCCTGGCTGAGAAACAATGGCTGCGGTAATTGTTTGGCCAGAACCGGCACTGGTGATGGTGACCGCAGGAACGCTGGTGTAACCCGTACCCGTTGTGAGTCCTGTGCCGTAAGCAGATACGCTGGTAATAGCTGTGCCGTTGGTAGAAAGAGAGATGACTGCCCGTGTACCGCCGGTTTGATTTGGTACAGCCACTGATGCTGTGGCGGTTGTGTAACCTGTTCCAGTGCCAGACAGGGTAAAAGTCAGCGAGCCAACCTTGACAAGATTTGTGCCATCCCATTGAAAATAACCATTGGTTGGATCAATGATGATGACCAAGGTGTTATTCCACTGGCTGGCTTGCACACCAGAAGATGAGAACGTACCGGCAGCAGCAACAGTTATCTTAGCGTTTGTTGCTACGTTGACGGCTTCGCATCTGCCATCAGTCTGGAATGCAATGTAATAGTTGGTTGTGCCAATGTCACCGTACTGAGCGTAGTAGACAGTTGAGCCAAAGGTAACACCGGACACAATAGTAGGCGCAGGAACAATACGCAAGTTGCCGTGACCAATAGGCATGGCATTTTCCAACCAGGCAAACTCAGTCTCCTTGATAGAAGTCCTGTTTGCTTTGGTGTTTACCCCGTCAAANTCTTTCGTGACGTGNTAATCTTTTTTCTGTTCTTGCGTAGCCACTATCTGCACCCCCAGCGTTTACGGGCAGCTTTGCCTCGTTCACCTTTCCAGTTTTTACTTCTGGCACAAAACGATTTATGTCTTGGGCCAGACTTTTGGGGAGCTTTTAAATTGCTGCCAGTGGCACGATTATACTTTTTACGACCTTTTGCGGTAAGCCCTCCCCCTGCCCTGACGGACTGTTTCTCGCCACGACCAACGGAGAGGTTTGGGCCACGCTTCTTAGGCATATTGTCTTGTGCCAGCTTTGTCGATGATCAGAGCCATGTTACGTGGTTCTGCGCCATCAACATTGGGAATTGATACGTGTGTCCAGCGGTCAAATTCCCTGATCAACTGGTCATACTTAAGGTCAGATGCTTTGATGGCTTGCACCACTTCATCCGGTGTCATGTCTGGCACACGCAAGTCGGCGGCACAACCACGGCGGTGTTGGCTGGTATCTTTTGATCCAACCGCACGGTTAACTTCTTCAGATCGAAATGCGCTGTTGATCATGATTGGCTTGCCACCCAGCAAGGTCTTGACTTCTTCAAGAAAATTTGCAAGGCGAACAAGGTTAGCCAACTCTTCATCGTTGGGCGTGTTGTCGTATTCACGATGATCTGTGAATGTCAATTCTTCAAGAGTGAAGTGTGGACTGAGGTTCATGATGTCGGTGTTGATTTGTGAAGGAGTTCATCTTTCTTCTGGCTGCCAGCAGAAGACCCAAAGTAAAACGCAATGATGCCTGTCCAAGCCGTGCCAAGTGAACCCAGCATCAACATCAACGCATCGCTGGTTTTGAAATGATCGGTCATCAAACCAATAAGTATTCCAAAAAAACCAATTGTTACAAAAATGGCCATCAGACCAGGTATCCACGATTGTGTGGTTGCTTGCATCTGACGGGCTGATTTGCGGTCATCTACGGCGATCTTTTCAAAATCAAGGCCAAGCTCTTGCGCCCGTGCCGCCATCGCTATTTCAGCCGTTTTAAGCTGTGCTATCTGGTCTGCACTGAGCTTGCCTTGGTCAATGGTGGATTGAACGTCTTTTGGATCAATGCCGATGGCTTTGGACACCGCATCAACGGCAAGTCCAGCAAGTGGGCCACCAAGGGCAGTGGCGATTGTGGGTGCAATTTGTCTTAGCCAATCCATCATTTTTCCTTTGCTTCATTTATCAATTTTTGCACTTGTTGTTGCTGTCTTTGAGTTTCTTTCTTTGCCTCAAGAATGTCAATGTACATGAATGCCATCAATGGCAACATAAGAGCAAACACTACGCACATTGCCACCAAGCTGATCAAAAACCCCATCTGACTCTCCGGTCTAGAACGATCAGCAGGAACATCAAGTGGAGGTAGAGGATAACTATTGCCGCCACCACCAGGTACAACACCTTGTCTTGCAGGTCGCTTATCATTTGCCTTCGTTGCCATGATTTAAGTCTTTCCCGCTGTTTTTGTTGTTCCTCTTCTTGCGCTTGTTCTTGCTGAATCTTTTCCCGCATCTCTAAAAAATCTGTATATACAGCACCCAATTCTGGGGGGCTTTGGTATATCAGAGTTTCTCTCAGTTCCACTTCCATCTGCGCCATTCTGCGTTGCGCCATGACCCGATCTAGGGCTTGCTGATTCAGTGAAACATCTTTCTTCTTCGGCTTGCTCTCATCTTCTTTTACAACTTTGACTAGCGTTTCTTGTGCGGTAAAGAATTTGCCCAAGTGCTTACTGATGTCTTGCATGACATCCACCACTTCAGCACCCGTTGCCTTGTATTCTTTATACAAAGCGCACCCTTGTTTGATATAACCAACAGCAGTGCTTGCCATCGCAAGAAGAGTGATCGGATCAATTTACAGCCCCAAAAGTTTCTTGACGAACTCAGCCGCCACACCAGGGCCAAACAACACACAAACCATGACTGCGTACAACAAGTATTCGATCTTGGTCATTCGCTTGTCGCCATCAGCCAATGACTTTTGAATGGCCTCGTACCGTTGGGCGCAAATGGCCTCATGCACGGCAAATTCAGTTTCTAAATCATCAATCATGATTCATCCGCTGGTTGTGGTGTGTTGCCCTCTGCAAGCCATGCAAGGTAGGCTTGGTAGTTTGTATTATCAGGATCAAAAGGAATAAATGCTCCATCTGATAAACAAAATATTTGATCGTCAAGAATCATTCCAGTTAATGTGTTTTTTAGTTGTTTATACATTTATAACTCTGCTGAAGCTGTAAATTGAACAGCATACGCTGTTTGATCTGCGCCACCATTTGCATATGGCGTTGCACCCCATGTCCCCGTTCCATTTGTCCCAGAAACAGCTAAATCTGATGAAGCATCAGTGTTCCTAAAATTTGCAACTGTGCCTGATCCGGGTGCGTAATAAGTCATTGTTGGAGTTGTTCTTTTTGAAACTTTAAAATGCAATTGAATATTTGGTTGAGTTCCGGTAGATCGAGAATAAATTGCACCAACTGAAGTTGTGTTTCCTACCGCAGTTCCATCGTTATAACTTGTTTCAAAATACCGCTGACACAAAGTCAACTCAGTACCATAAGATCGGTAATCAAAGCTAGTTGCTATTGAGCCTTTTTCTAGCTGAATGTTATCAATTACCCATGTGCCTGATGTTTGTGCGCCGACTGTAAATACAATTTGAATACCTGTCGTTGCCGCACTAGGAATAGAAATGTTGGTTGAATATTGTGTTCTGGTGCTTGTAACAGTAAATGTTCCAGTGGCAATTTGCGTTACCGTAGGGCTTGCTAACGTACCAAACGTATCGGCTGTATTGGCATAGTAAGCAGTCCATGTCACTGTGGTCAACAAAGAATTAGAAATGTAGCAAGACAAGGTGGCTGTTGTATTTGCCAAATCAAAACTATTTTTAGCTTCAATGCGCTGACCAAATCCAATAGTCGTTACTGATGCTGCACCTGTGAATTGATAACGATATTGTGATGATGTATATGCACCAGCAATTTGCTGACCTGTGACGTTAGCACCTGTGCAATAGGCATACCATCTATCCACGGTGTAAGCCAATGCTGCTGCCGCTGTAATGGTTTGAGATGCACCAGCGTTACGTTGATCTAAAGCCATGCCACCATTGATGATGCGGTTCTTGAAAGCAAAGGACGAATCCATAAAGGTTGTTGTACCTGCTGCGGATTGAACAGGTACTTGTCCTTTTGTGCCACCTGCTATGTTGGTGGCTGTTGTTGCTGTTGTTGCTGTTGTTGCTGATGATGCAACCGGCAAACCACCACCAGCCAACAAAAATTGTGTGCCATCGTAAACCAAACCAACAACTGAATTAATTGGCATCTGACCGCTGGCCAACGCAGAACCATCTGGATTCAATATATTTTTTAAACCCAAACTGTTGACGTTGATAGTAGATGCGCCAGTGTTGGCAGCAATCACTTTGACAGCAAGCAACAAACCAGCCGTGTATGTGGCAGTTACGCTTGTCGGTGTTGTCACCACAATTGAATTGGCAGCACCAGTATCTACCAAATAATTGCTGTAATTGTTTGCATTATTGAGAAATGTTGCTACTTGAGTAAAGTTTGTGTCAAGCAAAGACAGGGCAATCGAGCCAACTTGCCCTCCAAATGTTACTGACGGAGTTATTGCAGTTGTTCCACTCATGGATTACCCCACTAAATAAGGTGTTGTGATGCGTCTTGTGAATACCGATGAGAGTACCGCACGGACTTGCTTGGTGTATTCTTGATTAAATATCTCTGCCTCACCGTATGCCTGTTCCTTGTGCTTGGCTTTATAGCAAGCGTAAAACGCTACAGGGGTGGTGTACGGCCCAGGGATAGTCTCGGTTGGAGATGCGTTAGACAATGCCGTTGGCATGATGATAGTGTCTAACTCTATGCTGTACGTCTGATCAGGCACTGGCCCCAGATAAATACTGGTTTGGCCATACATTGAATACGCAATTGGTCTGCCAATGTAGTTCTGGTAGTACCGCAGACGAGCATTGAAGTCTGTGAACGCCATATATTGCAGTGCAATACGGGTGTTGCCCCAGATCAAGTTCAAATTGATGATGTCCAGCGTGTTTGTGCCGTTTGGCAAGCTGGATGTCAGGATTACTTCTTGATTTGCTGCTACAGATGATGTTTGGTAAGTACGCAAACAGCCAGTATCTCGCACCATGCGAGTACGGCCATCATTGATGTAGTCTGTTAGTTCAGCGTCAGTGTAGAAATTCGCATTGGCATCATGCAGCAATCTCCGGCATTCCGTGATGTAGTCAGAGAGTACCATTTGATCCTCATGATGTTATGCGGCTTTTTGGACAACGCCAGCCCTACGCTTTTGAGGCACAGGGACTGGCTTTGCGTCAACCACGGGGGATAGAACGTGGAGATTAGGACGAGAAGACGAAAAACTAAATGAATTCAATCGCTCAAGAGCTTTATCAAATTCACCGCTGTGCTTCATCCATCCAAGTCGTTGAAGATACGGGACTTTGTTGTCATCGCCGTATCCAAATATGTGATTGCAAACAACAGGCGCAATTTCTACCGGCACTCCGACAGGAAACGTAATCCGCTTGCCGTCAAAGCCATCTTCCAGTTCGTGTTGACTATTGTTTGTAACCCACATGTTATGCAGTCAGAATATCGCCGTAGATGTACAGGTCAACCGTAGCTGCCGCACCTTGCGCTGTACCCACGTTGATGTACACATAAGCCTGTGAGAATGCGTTTGTGGACGCAATGCTCAAGTCTTGTACAACAGCGGCTGAGGACAGTGAAGGAGTGACAGAAGTCACGATTGCAGTACCACCTGCTGACGCTGCCGTTTGCACGGTGAAGCGAGCAGTCGTTGGGTTAATCGAACCATTGGTCATCGCAATGGCACGAATCCGAAACTTGGTTGGAGTGTCGGCAAATGCAACAAACGTATCGCCTGTTGCATTCAAATTCAACGAAGGAACAACAGCCAGCAGAATGCTACCAAATTGACTGGGCAGTTTGTTTGCAACTCTAGATGAGGCCATGTTTATTCCTTAGATGGTTTGCAGATAAACGGTATCTGACACGCCGCCGAATGCTGTGGTCAATGTGAAGTTGGTTGTACCCAAAGCCACACCCAGACTCAACAGACCCACGTTGGCAGAAGCCACTTGGTGCAAACCGCCATCAACCAAAGTACCTGTGAACGCTGTGGTGCTGGTGTTGGTTGCGAAACCGTAAGCAGCACGGGGTGTGAAGATACCAGTGGTGATTGCTGGGTTGGTCAGAGTGGCTGAACCGGCTGTGACGTTTGATGTTGCATACAAAGGAGCAACAGCAGCGTTGGTATAACCAACACCGGAAGCGCCAGAGATGGAAGTCATGGTCAAGCACATCACAGCAGTTGCTGCGGTGGTTGATGCAGGGCTGAAGCTGATGGTAGGAACAGCAGTCATACCAGCGCCGTTGTTGGCGATAGTGATTGCGGTAACAGTACCAGAGCCAACCAGAGTTGCGTTGACAGTCAACACTGCGCCAGAACCAGTGGTGTCGCCGTTAGCGTTGACCACAGTGATGGTTGGTGCGGCTGTGTAACCAGCGCCTTGGTTGGTAACTGTCACTGCGTTGATCACACCACCAGAGATGGTGCAAGTTGCAGTTGCCTGAACGCCACCAGCAGGAGGAGCAGAGATCAACAGGATAGGGGCTTTGGTGTAGTTGCTACCGGCTGTAGTGATAGTCACTGTGGTGTTGATAGCGCCACCAACAATCACTGTACCTGTTGCCAACACACTACCGCTACCAGATGTGAATGTACATGTGGGAGAAGAGGCAGTGCCGTTACCTGTACCAGCGGGATAGATACCGTTGGTGTAGCCAGAACCGGCTGTTGTGATGACAGCGCCAACCACAGTGCCGGTCAAGTTGATCAAACGGGTATTGAAACCGTCTGAAGACAACAGAGTCTGGCCAGATTGAGTGGTAGTGTCGCTGGTCTTCCATGTGTTGGAAATACCGTCATACTGCTGAATGGCAGTGTAAGGGCCAAGTTTCACGGAATACTGACCGCTTGGAACTGTGTACACAGCGCCAGAAGGCAGGTTGATTGGGGTGCTAGGCCAGTTAGTGCCACGTACACCAAAACCGATTTGGTTAATCATGAATTTTCTCCTTAGATGGTGAGCGAGTTGTAGCCGGTGACTTTGGTCATGGCTTTAGGCTTAGTCACCACCAGTTCGGCAATGGTCAGCACAGCGCCAACATAACCGACTTGGAAGTTTGCCAAAGTGGACTCAAAGCCTGTGAAGGCAAATGAACCTTGCTCATGGATGTACAGACTCATGTAGTTGCTGTTGAGCAAATACACTGTACCTTCTGGGCAGTAGGGATCAGGATAGATAGGAACGCCAGCAACCATCAAGGCACGGAAACCAGATTGAGGGCCGTCTGAGTCATTGTCAAAGCCAACACCTTTTCCTGGGGTGATGACGTATGACTCTTGACCAACGTAGTCTTGAGCTAACAGTGTCCATGTACCGAAGCCGCAAACACCGAATGTTGGGACTTCAGCAGCGTTCTTGACAGTACCAGAAATATACTGCAACAAGTTCTGACGAGTTGGGTTAACAGAACCGGCAGCATACAGTTTGGATTTCCACCAAGTGTTTGATGTACGGTTGATGTTGCCGTATGTGGCCAAGGTTGTACCGTCATCCACAGCACCAGGCAAGCCGATGAACTGTTGGGTGTTGGTAGTGTTGTTGTACAGGGCAGTGGCCATGCTGTCCATCATGCTGTTTGTTGCATCGTTCATACGAGCTTCAATCAACGGGATGACTGCGTAGTCTTGCTGCACTGCGCCTTCCATACCGAGGAACGGCACGGGGGCAATCATGAGCTTCAAGTTGAACTCGGCATTTGTCACGCCGACCTGAACGGAAGGCTGGGCAAACGAGCCAGAGTAGTCAGACCACTGTGAAGTGATCATCTGTGAACCCTGCACGGGGGCGGTCACAGAGGACACACCACCAGATGCTTGTTGTGAGTTGCTCAACAAAGCAGCCAACAGGGGTGTTGAGTTGTACAGTTGCACAACCAACTTAGGAATGAACGCTCTACGGGTTACGTATGAGAGTTCGGTGTACTGGCTACTGCCAGTGCTTGGAATGATACCGCCGCCAATAGCCATTTAAGACTCCTAAAAAAATCCCCTGTTTACCAAACGACCTTACAGACCAATGGGTCTGACAGGTTTACGAAATTCGCCCATCGCCTGTGCTGCTACATCCCGTGCGGCTTGAATAGGATTCTTGTGGAATGCCTTTAAATCAAACTGCCTCATTGGATTGGGATTGTAGCCACTTGGTGTTGGAACTGCCGCTTGTTTCATAAAATTATGATACTCAGCCGCAGTTTCGTGATCAACAATGTTTTTTTCTAACATTATTTTTTCAACTTGTTGGATTTCGGAGCGGCTTTGAACCAGTCCCTTGTCCATCAAATTTTTACGTCTGTTTTCCAGATCGTTGATTGAATCTTTCTCTTGCAACTTTGCTTCCAGAGATGCCACCCGTTGTTCGGCTTGTTGCAACGCACGGTTGGTGCGTTCTTCAATCTCTAACTCTGGCATGGCCACATCTGGCCGCACTTGTCTTGTCAATCTCAAAAATTCAGAGCGTGTAGATGGATTCTGGTTTAACTGGTAAGCCAGTTTGGCCATTTCTCGATCTTCGTAAGACATATCTTCTAAACTCATAGCTATCCCCAAGTTGTTTATTTACGTTTGCTTAAACGCTTCGGTTTTGACATGGATTTCCCAGGCGCACGTTTTGGTGAGTATGGGTTATTCATGATCAGATGACTTTCTTTGTGCCGCCTGGTTTCTCAAGCGTCATCTTGTTTTTGTACATCTGGCTGTTGATGGCTGTGCCGTCTTTGCCGCCACCGAATTGTGAGAAACGGGGAGGATTGAACATCTGGCCGTGTTGCATGTTGTTGTCGGTGGGTTTGCGGATTGGCAAAGAGCCACGGGGTTTCAAAATATCCATGATTTATCCTTGTGGTTGAGTTTCATTTTCAGGAGCAGCGGGAGCAGCGGGTGTGGGTGCAGTACCAAACACGTGACCCCAGATGCTCAACACAAACGACTTGACCGCATCAACATCTTTGTCCAACAAGTTGGCAACAGAGTTTTCAAATTGTGCAAGTTCGTTTTGTTTGACAGCAAGGCTGTTTTGCAATTCAGCAATTTCAGCTTGCAAGGTTTCTCTGATGGAAGCCATGATTTTCCTTACATTGGTAACGGTGGTTGTTGCATACCAGGCATGGGTGCTTGGGCAATGCTGCGTTGTTCAGGGGATGCGCCACCTGCTTGAGGCAGGGTTTGAATCATCTGAAGAATTTCGGCTGGCATGAGTTCCCGATTCTTGGCCTCACGTTTGCCAAACATCTTATGCAAAGAGGCCAGCGACTTCATGATCTGCTGGCCTTCTTCGGATTCACTACCCAACGCTGGGAGGGACTGTTCAAGTAAGTCCATCGCCATTTGGATATTGATGTTTGCTGCTGCCTTGCTCCCCATCTTTGGTTCTGGGGTTGACATGGGAGAAGCCATAGGAGGTGTTGATGCGTCTGGCCCTGCACCGGCTGCATCGGGTGCTGGAATATCAGTATTCTCAGGGGCTTGTCCCTGTTGAATCAATTCCATCATCTTATCCATTGGCATAACAAATCCTTTTTATGTAGGTGGCTGTTAGTTACCATCCAACAGCCAATGATGGGTTGCTTTCGTCAAGCATTAGCCTTGCGGCTAATTACTTGCGCTTAGACTTACGGCCTTTGCGTGCTTTGCGTGCCATTTTACTGACTCCTTGAACAGCGGCCACATTTTCAAAGGGAATGCAGCCATACCCCATCCGGTTCCCCGAATTCAGTCTCGTTTCGCAGAACGGGCATCACGTTTTTGTGATTGTCCACTTACATTACTGCGTTTATACGACATTTGTTCTTTTCTTGCAACATCTTTTGAGCCAGTATATCTTGGCTCGTTGTTTGGATTGGTGACCCGTGCGGTCATGCTTTGATCGGTTGCCATCATTGTCCCTTCGGTGCTTCGGGTTTACCCTGTGGTGGTTGCTGAGGTGGAGGCTGCATAGCTGCCTTCTTCTCTGCTTTTTCCAGATCGTCCTTGAGCAATTGTTTCATGGGCGGGTCAACTAAGTCAATCAAGCGTTTCTTGTCGATGACCTTGGCCTCAAACAGTTTGAATGCCAAGTCTCGGCTGTCTTCCATGAAGATCGGGCTGTTGGAGTGAGCATCTACTTTCACCACGTAGTCTTGCGTGAACTGCTCGGCAATGAAAGCCATGCCGCTCTCGTCCTCAAATCTGGTGTCGTCATACGCTTGCATGAGCTTCAAGTACAGAGTAGCCAGCTTTTCCAAGCTGTCTTCAATGATCAGCGCCCGTTTCTTGGCACGGCTTGAACCCAGACGGGCAAGTTGGGAGGCGTGTCCGGCAGAACGCACACCAGTCTCACCACGGCCTTGCAGGACAGAACTTATGCCGCTGGCTTCAGCGAACATGGCATCAATCTCGGCAATCTCTTTGAACAAGTCTTCTGGCATCTTTGGAGCCAGCTCTTCGACTTTGCCGCCAGGGGTGTCTGACAGAATGAACGATGAGGGTGAGTTAAGAGCAAACGCTTTCTCGTCCGTGATGCCCATGAACCCAGAGAATGCCTTGGGCGGGTTGACCTGCTTGGCCAGAAGCATGGAGATTTCACCTACACGCTTGGTTCTAAGTTCTTGTAAGTAAATGAGTTTCTCAACTTCGGACTGTCCCCAGAAGAAGTCATACAACGGGTTGGGACAGATTTGCACGAATGGGCATTCGCCCTTCAAGAACATGGACTCGCCGGTGCGATCGTAGATCACGACATCTGGGTTGGCCATCGTGATGACTTGGTAGTCAGAGGTCTCATCATTCCATACCCACATCTCAACCATTTCAACAACTTGTTCGCCAACGATGGCTTGGTAACGAGACATGCTCTCCAAGGAGAGGGCCACGTTGCCGGTGATGGTGGGTTGGGTTTGGGAGAACGCCAAGCGGTTCATGGCGTTGGGCATTTCTTCTGCCGGTGGCGGTGCTTCAAACACACGCTTCAGAATGCTGTCACGTTTGGGGTGGCTGTACAGGCGGGTGTACAACTCACTCTTGGTCATGTAGTACTTGTGGCACAGGGCTTCTTGCCGGTCGGTGTATGGACGGTCTTCCCGCAGCACGCCCATTGTGGACGGCTCAATGACGTAGGGGTGGATTGTGCCGTTCTTGCCCATGACCACTTTGACAAAGGTCGAGTTGTAGACCAGTGACCAGTTGATGGCGGTGGAGAAGACTTGGTCGGTGTTGCTGTTTAACCACTCATCGTTCAGCGCACGGGTCAAGACAGGAATCTTGGTGTGTTCAGTCTTGTCAACGGATGCGCCGATATTGATACTGAATCTTGTGGTTTCGGATGAATACAGGAAAGAATTCAGTTGATCAATATGCGGCGCAATCTTATTGTAGAGAGCAGGTGGATCGTCAGGAGATGCACCGAACAAGAAGAAGCACTTCAGCTTGTCGTATTGATTTTTGCGATAGTCAACCGACACCAGACACTTTTTCATCAGGTCGATGTAGAACTCTTCCCGTGCATCATGGGCGGTTGGTATACGCATAATTTATCATTTCTGGATTGAAAGGTTTTCGTGATCATGCTGAACCACGGATGGTCGCAGCGAATTGAGTCTACCAGTATCCCTAGCCAATTGTAGACCGTTAACCGACTCGTCTGCAATAGGGGCGGTGTTGTAACCGGCGATCTGCTTGGGATCGCCCCACTGCACAGCAAAGGGGTTCTGTGGCTGGCGCTGTGGGCCAAAACGGGCTGGCTGCGCCTCGCCTTCACGGGTGGACTTGATGTCAGACATGCCGTACTCTTTGGCCAAGCCTTGCAGGGTGGAGTCAGCGTGTTTGGTGGAGTCAGAGCGCAAACCTACGGGTTGCAAGAAGACTTTGACTACGGCTTCACCGTCACAACCTTTGGGACATTTGGGTTCCCAAGCCTCAAAATACCCGTGTGCCAAGCACTTGTAATCGTCTAATACTGCCATTTCATTCCCCATTCAAGTCACGTTGTGAATAATCTCGCCGGTTGACCAAGCCGATGCGTAGACCAATCTTGCCATTTTTTATGTGTAACGCCATAGATGGAGCAAAAAAAGGTTCAGCCACTTTGCGGTAATCCACAAATGTGGTGTTGTCACGCCGCTTCATGGTGCGTACAAGTCCTTGTTTCCAAGCCTCATAGCCCTTGTTTACCCTGATTTGCATGGTTTCGGACAGGGGTTTCTCTTCATACAGGAAGACATCCCGCATGTGCCACATGTCAATACCGCAGAGTTGGGCAAACATCTTGTGTGAGATGCCACGGTCTGGGTCTTTCAAGAACTTCTTGACTTGGCGCAGGAGTTCGCACTTGGTGAGGCTCATTGACGCATTCCAATCTTGGCAAGGTAGTTAGCAGCCACTTTGCCCACATACAAGTCTTGATTAGAAGTTTCAGAATCTTTGAATTGCTTTTCACGGGTGATGTAATTGGTGATCAGACGGGGCTGTACTTGCTCTGCCCATGCCACGGTAGCCAAGGCTGAGGCGATCACACGGTCGTCTTTAGACCGCCCAGGCGCACCAAGGAAGCCGTCTTCACGCACGATAGTCTTCATCTCTTCGAGTAAGTCCATGCTGTAGACGTTCATCATGCCACGCTCAAAGAAGTCTTTCATGTAATTCATCATGCGTTCTTTGGTTTGGCTGGTGGTCATGAAGCCGATGCTTTGAGACAGGCCACCCATGTTGTCCAATTTGCGCCAGATGTAGTTTTGCATGGAACCCAGTACATCCCGCAAGTCCCGTCCCATCTGGGTGTTCATGGAAGTCGCCAGTGTTCTCAAGCGTCTGATCTCAGCGATGACGTTTTGCCCTGGGCCATTGACTTCCACGTTCAGTGTGGAGTTCTTGTAAGCACCAGCAAGGTGTGCAATCACCCAAGCAAATTGGTAGGTGTTCATCTCAGCGGTTGCAAACTCAGCCACTTGGTCTAAGCCATCAGCGTAGCACCGGTAGACTTGAATGCAGAAGCGATCAGCCCAGTCTGATGAACCGTAGGCAGGGTCAGCACCGATGACGTAGTAGCCTTTGTCGTCTGGCTCTTCCCAGATGCGTAGAGTACCCAGACGTTCTGTTGAACGTATCACATTCGTATCTTGGAAGTGTTGGCCAAAGGTATAGCGATAACAATCGGGTACGGTCTTCTTGGCAATCTTGGCGGCTTCAGTGCAGCGTGAGTTTGAAAAGAAGGAAGTGCCGGTCATTACAAAGGCATAGTCTTCAGTGGGTGGGAACTCTTGGTACATCAGGGATTCGTCCTTGATGCCTTCGGCCATCTTCCAGCGCCACCAAGCCATCTGGCGGGAGTTGACTTCAAAGCCGTACAGCTTCTTAATTTCCTTTGTCCATTCTTTCTCTTCGCCGGTTAGTTTGCCATCCCAGTAGACTTTGTACATGGGTGAGTCTGCTTCAACGGAGTAGTACTCATTGCGCCACCAGCCGCAGAAGATGGCTTTCTGGGTCTTGGCAAACTTAGCGGTCTTGTACATGTCGTGGAACATGTTGAAGCCTTGTGCGGTGGATTCAAACATGTACAGACGTTCTGGGTTCTTTTCGGCAAGGGAGGCTAAAAGGGAAGCGAGTCCTTCTTCATTGCCCCAAGAGGCTGTCTCCGTGCCGTGAAGATAAGTAATAGCTTTACCCTGCCCCAGACGAGACTTATTTCCAGCAATCTGGTAAAAGATGCGGCTTCTGTTTTTGAGTACCATCTGGTTACGGTTATGGGCCACCAAGGGAATCTTGAACTCTTTGGGAAGTCCTTCCATATACATCCCCAGTGTTGAACGAAACATGTCTCTGTTCTCTTCTGTATCTGCCACCAGCGTACCCTGCCATCCAGGGTGAGTAAATTGCCAGTAGAGGTCAAGAGCCAGTGATATGGTCGTGATACCCAATTGCCGACCTTTGAGAATAACGAAGAAGTGGATGTCATCGTCTAAGCCCTTTGCAATCTCATTCATGACATAAGTCTGAGTCCCCAAGGGCTTGGCCATAGGAATCAAACCATCTTCTTTGGACTCAATCTTGAGTTGAGCACAGAAGCGGTAGAACCGATCTAGATCAAACTTCATCCGTCATACCCTACTGACTTGAACAAGTAGTAGTACATCAACTGTTCCCACCTTAGTCCAGGGTAGGCCACATGCCAATCGTAAGCATATTCTGCTTGTTTGAGCCAATAACGACTACCCAAACCCACACGCTTAGGCTCACCCCAGATGTTGTATCTAACCCATCCCCCAGCAGCCATTACTCAATCCTCCAAGTCCTGACTACATCACCTTGTGTCTTGGCAGATAACTTGATACCAAACCGCTTACCAGCCCTCCAATTGGCATTCAGCACTTTAGCTCTGTCAGACAAGGGTACGGTAAAGCTGTCACCAACAGCCATCTTCTCATACGGATAAGCATATACCCTTCTAATAGCCGGTATAGGTACTCTCTTCTCTATAGCAATCTCTAACATAATCTATCCCTTAATACACACATATAGAGATATTAACACGTATTGTAAGTTACAAACCAAGTAGGCTTTTAAGTTTTGCCATGTTAGATGGGCCTTGCATCAAATGTTCTTGCATCGTAAACGGTGCTAAGTCTCTGGGATCAAACCGTTCTGTTCTAAATCCAGTAACTGATCTATAAGCCTCTGCCAATTTGGGATCACTCATAAACACATGCTTGAACATAACAGGGTCTTTGGTTATATCCTTGTTGCTCATCTGCTCTATAGAAGACAAGTCAGCTATGTATTCTTCCAAGTTTGTATCTTGCTTGAACAAGTAAGAAGGATTAACTTTGTAAGTCTTTCTTATGTAAGCATCTAGCTCAGGGTTTTTAACCATCTGCTTTCTGATAGTTTCAGCATTGTCTGCCGCAGACTTAGGGCCATACAGATCACTAAGGTTGTTCTCAAACATACCAACTCTGTCTTTACCGTATTTCTTGGCCTTCATGCCCGTAACATGCTCTATCTCATGCGCTAATCCTTGAACACCCGTTGCTTTTGGCAACACCACGTTTATCTTGTCAGGCTCAGATGGCTTCACAAACGCAGTCATACCACCAGACTCAGGTGTATTCATATCAGGTCTACCAACAACCTTAATGTCTTTGTTCAAAGCAGTAATGTCAGAAGGCTGTTTAGATATTAAATCTAATATTTGTTTATCACTATCTTGATCTTTAGCCATAACAACCCTTCATGCAAATAATCAATCTTAACCAAATACCAGTATTTTTTTTGGGGGTGGTAGGGATGTGGGGGTCACACCACATAGAGCTGACAGCCCATCATCATGTCCATCCAATTACGCTTATCATATATATATATCATGATAGTTATCATACTGACCATAGTGCATAGCTTATCGTAATTATCATGTTGAGCTTAATGAGATTCTTATCAACACTAACCCCATATTACCCCGATTGATAACGATTATACTTTATACAATCATTATCATGGATAGCATGATATAAGCTTTACACTATGAACATCATTATATTGTATATGCTTACAGTAACTTTACATTCTCTTAAATACAACAATAGAGTTTTTCTAATGAGACCAAGATATTCATAGAAAATATTATCTGTAATTTGTCAACTGATTGTGTATCTATCACGTTATAATAGTATCACTGACAATAGTGTCAGTGTAAATCAAGGGAGAGTTATCCATGCAAGTTACAGCGATTTATCAAGGCAGTGAGATAGGATACGGTGAAGGCCAGCACTACATTTATGCTATCGAAGAATGTATTAATAGCATTGATTCTATGTATATCGACAATGCTTTAAACGACATAGAGTTACATTTTGTAGGCAACACTGACGGTGCAACACTACCTAAGATAGCTAACCTTACTGACTATCTCTACAGAGAAAAAGAGTATTTCTAAGATATCACCGGTAAGCCTTACGAGGCTTATCAGTGCTATTTTGCACGTAAACCGGAGGATGTTATCCATGCCTAAAATTTCAGTTACTTCAAAGCTTGACGGGATAAGATCCTGGTCATTACAAGCTATCGATACTTGCCCGGGGTCTATTGCAAGCCCAGGCGTATTAGTTGATGCTTGCAAGGGTTGCTATGCGACAACCGGCAACTACAATTATCCGAATGTCAAAGCCCCTAGAGAATTTAATCGCACTGACTGGGAGCGGTTAGACTGGTGTGACGATATGGTTAACGAGTTAAACAATGACCGATTCTTTAGATGGTTTGATTCCGGAGACGTTTACAACCTAGCTTTGGCCGAAAAGATTTTAGAGGTTATGCAGCGCACACCCTGGTGCAAGCATTGGTTGCCTACCAGAATGCATAAGTTTCCTAAGTTTAGAATGGTTTTCGATGCTATGAAATCACTCGATAACGTATCAGTGCGATTCTCTAGCGACTCAATAACCGGTGAATATATCCCTGGTTTGCATGGATCGGTTATCGGTCCTGATGCAGCTACTTATGTCGATTTTGAGGGATCAAGCTTATGCAGAGCTTATGAACATGATGGTAAATGCAGTGGCTGTAGAGCTTGCTGGGATAAATCGGTTGACTTGATATGCTATCCAGCGCATGGTCAAAAGATGGCTAGGGTTATCCGATTAATGCAAGCTTGAGCATAGACTGTAGATCCTTGATTCAGGGATCTATGGCCTGTGTTTCACAGGGTTTTCAATCAACACAATGAGAGGACAGTTAACCATGCAGAAATCAATGATCGCTAAATACCCTGGCCGGTGTGCTTTGACCGGTGCGCCTATACGGCCTGGGGATTCAATCACTTATGACACAGTTGCTAAACGTGCATTCTTTAGCGAACCTGGGGATTGTGCGGTAGATAGCGCATACCTGGCAGCCCGTACACGTACACCTAAAGCTTATCGGTCTGACGTGTTTAATTTCAGTGGCCAGGAATATTATCGGAATAAATCAGGCCGCTGCGAAGACGCCCCATGCTGTGGCTGCTGCACTATCTAAACCCCTAAACCCTCGGAGAATCAAATCATGATAGTAATTGACACGCCTGATACCACCCATCAATTGACAACCCCTACACCTGGTCCCTGGCACACACAAGGCCGGTACATAGTCCCCGCTGACAATGGCCCGTCTATCGGCTCGGCTGTGGCATTGAAGGCCCCATCACTCAAAAAGCAGCCCGACTATGACGCCCAGGCGCT